TTATCGCAACTTTATTCCACAGATTCGAGTAAGTGTACCGTATACAAAACTGTGGAATTATAATACAATGTTAAAAATAGATGACAAGGACTTTGACGCTACCAATCCCGGCGTCTGGTGCCATAGTCTGCACAGCCTGATGAGCCGTGAGACATTTACAGGTTGGGATGATTACAAAGGCGATAGCAAATTATGAAATGGTTAGACAACTGGATATTGAAACGTGCCAAGTATCTTAGAAACCGCGATGACTCAATAGTGTCAATAGATCGTGCAGAGCGAGGTATTGGTATAGGGATGAAGGAAGCTGCAAGCATTGGCAGCAGCAAACACAGAATGAGTTTCACTGTGTATCGTGCCAACGGTGGCATGATGGTAGAGTACAACCGATACGATGATCGCAAGGATCATCACTACTGCGAACTGCACATTGTGCATCCAGATGAAAATCTTGGTGATGCCTTGGGCAAGATTGTAACATTTGAAAGTTTGAAATCATGAACCAAGAACAACGTGAAGTAGTAGATCGTGTGATGGAACACGCACAGCGACAAATCTGGGTTACATTTCGCAAGGAAGGTATTCATTGCTATCCAGCGGCAGCTACTAATCCTGAATTAAATACAGCAGGAGAATATGATGTTTCGTTCCTTGCTAATCCTCATCGCCATATATTTCATTTCCGGGTGTGGATTGATGTGTTCCACAATGACCGGGACGTGGAATTCATCCAGTTCAAACGATGGCTCGAATCGCTGTATAATGGTCAAGGTGCCGTTCTAGCACTTGACTGGAAAAGTTGCGAGATGATTGCAGACGACCTATATATACAGATAGCAAGTCGCTATCCTGGTCGTGTAGTACATATTGAAGTGTCAGAGGACGGCGAAAATGGTGCACTGATCAAATACGAATTAACTCAACCCAATCTCAACATTGTCATTTAAGGAGAACACCATGGCAAGACCTATTTTTAAACCCAACCCCAAAGTCACAGAGATCCAAGAGGATCTTGAAGTGTACTTGGACTTCTGCCAGGACTATGGCTATCGTTATAACGAGGCCGATTTGTATAACTTCAAAAGTTATGCATGGCAACAATTCAACAAGTGGCATGCTGGCAAGAATGCCAAGAACATGTGGGATGAGGACACTCGTCGATTTGCAGGATACCGCACATAAAACGTGTGATTAACATTTTTTTTGTGCCCGGTGTATTTGGATCAACTGTTGAGTATGTTCTGCGGTCTCATACACAGGAATATTCAATTGATCCAGTCAGTGTGTCAGCCGATGGATCTATGCATGGGATCAGGTGGCTTTCGCATCACAATAGTTTAACAGGATTAAAAAATTATTTTGAAAACTACAAAAATCCCAATGACATAGTGACCACCGGATACCCTTTACAAGATGCAAATTTGGGTGAGATATTAAAAGAATCTAAAAAATATATCACTGATCAAGATCGTAATATTTTAATTTACTGTGATGAAATAGAATTTGCCGAGCAAAATCTATTGTTTTTGTATCATAAACTAGTAGTCGGTAAAGTTGTTCAGATAGGACTTGTAGCACTCACTGGTACTATTAAACATGATTTTTCTGGGTGGAACGTCAATTATAAAACCTGGAAAGATTTGCAACCTTGGGAATTTAGAGAGTGGTTCAGTTTATACTATCCCAAAACATTACTTGATTGGACCAATAGTGTAAGTCTAGTAGACAATAGTTTTTTAACAGTGTCTGGCAATGATATATTACACAATACTTTGCCAACATTTTTAAAAATAATTGATTTTTGTAATCTTACCATAAAAAAAGATCTCACTGCATTTGTTGAAGAATGGCAAGATAAACAACAATATATCTTGCAAGAATATAAAACTGTGTGTACAATAGTAGATTGTGCAATAAAAAAACAACCGTACACATGGACTGATCTAAATATCATTGCTGAATCCATTGTACAACAAAGATTAAGGCAGCAAGGATTTGAAATAAAATGCAATGGATTAAATGTATTTCCCACTAATTCGCTGGATTTACATGCGTTGCTAGAACCAAATTGGAGAACTGAATGAGAAAACTGTACTACATGGGCCTGGAAAGTTATGAGGCCCGTTATACACTGCAATTAACAGAATGGAATCGGCGGGTGTTTGACCAACGCGGATTAGATGTTGTATATGTGCCGGGCTTGACCTTAGACAACAGTCAAAAGATTGTTGTGGGACAGGTGTTGGACGCACACGGTCGTAGTTATTTTGGTATGAGTCAGATGATGAACCTAGTTCGTCTAATGCAACAAGGAGAAGTAACATCGCAAGATGTCATCTACTTTGAAGACATGTTCCAGCCAGGCTTTGAAAGTCTTGGCTATATCATCAACCAAGTTCCTGCAGAAATGCGTCCACGCATCTATGTGCGTTGTTTGGCACAAGCAATTGATCCAGATGATTTTGTGCATGTTTGGGGCATGGGCCGGTGGATGATGGACTATGAACGCATGGTCAATGACATTGTGACTATTTCCGGTGGTGCTGTATTGGCCACTAACGAAGAAATGGTTGCTCACATGCGTATTGCAGGCTGGACTGCTCCCGTCTACAACATTTCTGGCCTGGCATTTGGCAAGGCGGAAGTGCTGGAACGCATTGGTGGTGCTGACAACATTAGACCGTTTGCGGATCGTCCACAACGAGTGGGATTTGCCGCACGTTTTGATCAAGAGAAGCAACCTGGCTTCTTCATGGACTTGATTGACATGTTCTATGATCAATACCCAGTAGTTGTGGAGTTCTGTATCTATTCCGGTGGTGAATTGCGTAGCAACAATCCTGACTATGTTGCTCGGGCCAAAGCAATGGAAGCAGCCGGTAAGTTAAAGATCTACGACAACATCAGCAAGAATGAATACTATGCTCATGTTAACAACACTCGTGTGCTGTTTAATTGTGCTCTACAGGATTGGGTTTCAAACACCGTATCAGAAGCAGATACCCTTGGATGTAATGTGTTGTATCCTGCTTATAGGAGTTTCCCTGAAACTTTTGCCAATGATCCTAACAGGCTTTATGTTCCCTGGTCAATAGATGATGCCTACCACAAAATGCAGAACTTGTTGCAAACACCACATCACAACATGGGCTTGATCTCAGACTGGAACAATGGCACCATTGATCGTGTGATAGACATTATGAGCGGCAATGGAGAGCAATGGCGGCGTGACACCAATAGGTATCGTGATCACACAGCCAATGCCAAGTATCATGTAGTAAAGGTTCGATCATGAAAAAAACTGTAGTCATAACAGGCGCCGGTGGGTACATTGGTGGCCAAACTGCTTTGATGTTGGCTGACTTGGGACATCGTGTTGTAGGCATTGACAAAAACAAATGCCCCAAACGTTTGAAGTCAGTGTTTGACGACTATATTGAAAAAGACTTCTCCCACAAAGACGCCTTGGTCAAGTTGTTAATACATGAGCCCAAGGCCATTATCCACTGTGCTGCCAACAGTTTGGTTGGTCCGAGCATCCGGCATCCAGGACGTTATTTTGAAAACAATGTAATAAACACCTTGATCCTGTTGGATCAAGTGCGTAGAAGCATGCCCAAGACCAGATTTATTTTTAGTAGCAGTGCCGCAGTGTATGGCGAGCCTATAATGACTCCTTGTCATGAAGTGGATCCTTGCGAACCCATATCCCCTTATGGCGACAGCAAACTCATGGTAGAGCGAATCATGGCAGCATATCACACAGCCTATAACTTGGACTATGTGGCATTTCGTTATTTCAATGCCTGCGGCGCCGACAGTCAAGGCAGACATGGACAAACCGAAGATGCCACACACATTTTTGCTCGTGTGCTAGGTGCCATCAAGGATGACCGTGAATTTGTGTTAAACGGAGTAGACTTTGCCACACCGGATGGCACATGTGTACGTGATTATGTGCATGTGGAAGACATTGCTCGAGCACATGTCATGGCATTGGACGCTGAGATTCCATCAGGCGTGTATAACTTAGGATCCAACAACGGTACTAGCAACAGAGAAATCATTGCCGCTGCCGAACGTATAACTGGAAAGAAACTAAAAGTTGTGCTAGGTGATGCCAGGCCAGGAGATCCTGCTGTACTCACAGCCAGTGCTGCTAAATTTGGCATGGTTGGCGAGGGCTGGAGACAATTTGAATTGGATGACATGATCCAACACGCTTGGAACTGGTATGTTCGAAAAGATACTTGAGTTTGAAACTGCACTAGCCAAATTCACTGGCGCACCATATGTAATAATGACTGACTGTTGCACCCATGCCATTGAACTATGCATGCGATATGACCGTGTGGAATTCTGTGCATTCTCTCCGTATACCTATTTGAGCATACCCATGCTCATGCACAAACTAGGCATCAAGTATCACTATGAAGTCAGCGACCCGCCGCAGTGGGTTGGCGAATATCGTTTTAGAAAAACTAGAATTTGGGACAGTGCTAGACGACTGGAACAAGACATGTATAGGCATGGACAGATACAATGTGTAAGTTTCGGACACGATAAACCGCTGCCTATAGGTCGTGGTGGTGCTATACTGTTGGATGATGAGACTGCATATCAAGCCATTCTACGCATGCGATATGATGGTAGAGATTTAACCATCAAGCCCTGGTTATCACAAAAAGAATTCCGTGTGGGGTATCATTACCGGCCTACTGTTGAAGAAGCACAACTTGGATTAAAACTGTTAAAACGTTATATCAGTGAACCACCGCGTGAGGTTGTTTATCCTGACTGCAGACAAATACGCATTGTTGAATGAGTTGCATAGTTCGTAATAGGCCGGGCATGTTGCAGTATGGTGCCGCACATTACATCACAGACCAAATGCACACACCAGGCTACTGTGAACAGCAGATTGTTAGTGATTGTGAGTGCAGTGGTATCACCGCCAAAGAGTTTGCACAAAGCAAAATAGTGTTGTCATTCTTGGACGAAGGATTTGGTCCTGAAGAAATTGCTCCACTCACTGACATACTGTCGCATTCACACCCAGGTAAGTTTATGGTGTTGTTTAATTCGCATATAGATGTTGGTGCATTACCGTACTTTGCTAGATGTTGTACCACATGGTTGATCAATCGCAGTGAATACAAATTAGATCAATTTGACTATGATTTTGACATCCAACTTGATCGCAAGTTTTTGTGTTTGTTGCGTAGGCCTACACTGAACCGAGCAAGGCTGGCACGTTTCTTCTTGGACAACATAGGGCTGGACACAGTGAGATTGAGTTTTGGCAGTGGTGCAATGGGCGGGCTGGATCAGTATCGCGATGTTGTAGGCTGTAATTTGCCACTGTTGGTAGATGGCATGTTGACAGATCGAGTCAAAGAGTTTGATGTTGCCAACCCTGTGTTTCATTCTTGTTTGTTTAACATAGTGGCAGAGACCAGCAGCCAGTCTGAAGCAAATTGGCGTAGTATTTTTCTTACTGAAAAGACTTGGAAGGCCATAATGCAACGCCAAATACCCATTTGGTTCGGTGTGCCAGGTCTAGTTGAACATGTTCGGTCATTGGGGTTTGATACATTTGATGACATACTTGATCATCATTATGATGCTATACCGAACGAAGCCAAAAGGCATCAATCTGTGTTTGATCTAATCAGCCGACTCAATAACCAATACAGTTTGACAGATTGTCAAACGTTGCGGCAACAACTGCAACCTAGACTAGAATCTAACTTTGGGCAACTGCTTGAATACTTTCGAACAAATAGACGGCAAGTTTTTAATGCTATCCTGGAGTTTGATTCCTCAACCACTTGACCGCACTGTCTAAATAGTGTACAATTACACATTGGAGTAAAAATGGTATACAACAAAGCATACGAAAGCAATGATGACGACACAGGCCTGGACGCAATGGCAGGCGATGGCGGATATTCAGAAGGATATCTTGGCGGTGTTATTCGTGCCAAAATGAAACGTGACGGCAGACGCTTTTGGGCTGGCGACAACATCAGCGATTACATGAGCGATGCCATCAAAGAAAAACTCATTGACGAAGCCACTAAGGCATTTGAAGGTGTGCTAGATGCACTATTGATCGATCGAGAAACTGATCCCAACTCAAAAGGCACAGCCCGGCGTCTTGCCAAAATGTACTTTAACGAAATAATGGCAGGAAGATATGAACCAGCACCAGATGCAACAGCGTTTCCAAATGATTCAGCAGACCGTTACGAAGGCATGCTTGTGGTTCGCAGTGAACTTCGTAGTATGTGTAGTCATCATCACCAACCCGTTGCTGGGGTTGCTTATATTGGCATTATTGCGGCAGAGAAACTAATCGGACTTAGCAAGTACACTCGCATTGCTCAGTGGTGTGCCCGCCGCGGTACGCTACAGGAAGAACTGTGCATAGATATTGCCAATGAGATCATGGCAGCAACTGGTAGCAAGGATGTTGGTGTGTATATTCAAGCAGTACACGGATGCTGTGAGAATCGTGGCATTATGGCACACAGTTCGTTGACACAGACAACTGTGTTGCGTGGTGCTTTCAAAGACGATGACAGTGTGAAAAAAGAGTTCATGGACAATATCAAATTACAACAGGAGTTTGCATCAAGATGACTATAATCACAAACATCACAGGCGAGATTCGACTGCCTTGGGAACCAGGGTTGTTGGAGTGGTTGCAGGAACACTATCCTGCCAGCCAATATAAAGTGGTAGAATTAACTTAAAGGAAAACAAAATGGCAAAATTAAATAAACTCAGCAAGGTAAATGAAAACATCAGCATCAACCGTTACGACAACGGCTTTATGGTTGAAGTGGGCGGACGTGACGATGAAAACGATTGGAAGACTGCCAAGGTTCTTTGCAACACAGAAGAAGAGATGATTGCTGTGATCAAAGAGTGGAACTCAATGGACTTGGATAACTGATCATGGCCACGTGGATACTGACCACACAGCACAAAAAGAATGCCATTGAACGTTCAATCTGGACTAAAGATGGTCAAAAGATCGTCCAGGAACAAGGTTTCCGTTGGGGCAAGTTCTATTGCGAAAGCGATGAAAAACCTGATGTTGATTTAAAAAATCCCGACGGCTACGAAATTGGTGGCTACGACTGGGAAATGGACAGTATGGATGATGGCTGTTGGCTTGAGTGGGACTGGCCCGAGGACATGACCGAAGAAGAACAAGACGAAATCATGAATGCCTGGGAAGAAGATTTCTATGACGGCATGGAAACCTTGGGTTGGTCAAACGACGACACTGAATATGTGTTCTATGGACCATTGCAGTTGGAGAACGAAGCAACTGGCGAAGTGTTTCAAGGAGAACCCGATGAGTAAGAAAAAAGCCAAAATAGAACTCTACGCAGAAGCACCTTACATGCAAGGCTATGCCGCAGGATTTACAGATGATGAATTTTTCAATCCCTATGCTGACGTTGAAAATGCTGAAGCAGATGCTGATGACTACCATCGCGGCTATGACAATGCTGTAGAGGACCAGATGCAATGAGTGTATGGACTGATTGGGATCCACTCGAGGAAATCATTGTAGGCGACTGCTATGCTCCTGGTACTCTCAATTGGTTCATCGAACCCGAACTACAGGATTCATTTAACACTATACTAGCCGAGACCACTCAAGATCTTAATGAGTTGGTAGTCTTATTGCAACAATTAGGTGTGCAGGTACACCGTCCACAAATGCATGCCTGCAAACACAGTGTAGATTTAGCAACATTCTCAGTGCAGTGCCCTACCAGCCCAATAGTGCCAAGAGATCAATATCTAGTGTATGGTGACACTGTGTATCAAACTTATACCAGCATGACAGATAGATATTTTGACAGTCTTAGTTATTATAATATCTTTCAAAAATTGTTTGATCAAGGGCATAACTGGATCAGTCAGCCGGCACCCAATCTTCGAAACTTGCCCCCAGAAAAGAACTGGGGGAATCAAGGGTCGTTGATTTACAATCACTTGTATCATAACCAACTGTTGTGGCACACTGCCACAATGTTCAAGTGTGGGGATCGATTGATTACCAACACCACAGGGCCAGGTAGCCAGGCAGGATTAGAATGGATGCGTAGAAATTTACCTGCGCAAACCGTTGTGGAGAATCACAATAGTACTATGAAAAATTGGGGACACATTGACCATGGATTCTTCATGATCAATGATGACACAGTGATTTGCGTTGATCGTGAGTTTGTTCCAAAATGTTTGCGTAACAAACACATACATGAGATACATCAGTATATGCCCAAAGAAACGGTTGATCCTGTTACCCCATTGGACTGCCTGCTTGACCCTAGCAAAGGATACGAACAAGTAGTAGCATTCGATTCCAATGTGTTGGTGGTTGATTCCAACAACATTGTTTTTGATAATCACATGCCTGAACTATTTGAGTTTTTAGCAACGCTGAATGTAAAATGCCATATGTCACCAATGCGGCATAGAAAATTTTGGTGTGCAGGAATTCATTGTGTGACGCTGGACATAAAAAGACGTGGTAATAAAAGAAAGATTATCAATGAAATATGAAACATTAGAACAAGCACAAGACGCAGGAGTGGCACCCTGGGATTTGGAATTCGAACGACTCACAGACTTTCATGTTGCTGTGTTCCAAGACCGATATCCTGTTGCCCGTGGGCATTTGTTGTTCGTGCCGCAATACAACACAGATGCAGTGATCTACGATTGTTTTGAAACAGCCATGCGTGAAGGTCGTAGAATGGTCAAGGCCGGAGAATGTGATGCATTCAACATAGGCATCAACTGTGGTGCTGCCGCAGGTCAAACTGTGATGTATCCACATGTGCATTTGATTCCCCGACGGTTGGGCGACTGTGCTGATCCTGTGGGTGGTGTGCGTGGAGTGATCTTGGGACAGGCCAACTACAAAACAGCCGGTTATCAACAACCAGCATAAGTATTTCTTTAAGCGGTCTTTGAGCATCATCCCGCTATACAAATTCTGCTGCCTATGCTACAATTAACATAGGAGAAAAGCATGTCAGACGATTTCGGAACCCCCTTAGTAAGTGACCATAGACAATATCTTCGTCACCCTGTACAATACAAATATACCTCAACAAAAGAATACCACGATGCATTTCCGTGTGCGTATAGACAATGGAAGGCAGATAGTCATTGCAATTTGATACATGGTTATTCATTCTCAATGAAATTCTACTTTGGCACAGATGACTTGGATGCACGTAACTGGGCCGCTGACTATGGCGGCCTCAAAGAACTTAAATCAGTATTGGAAAGTCAATTTGACCACACATTGCTGGTATCAGAAGATGATCCTGAACTAGAACTATACTTAGAAATGCAACGCAGAAACATTGCTAAACTAACTATATTACCCCGACTAGGATGCGAAGGACTTGCTGATCAGTTGTACAAGTATGTCAACGGTGTTTACATTCCAGATTTCTGGGGTCCTGGCGAAGCAAAACGTTTGTGGTGCTATCGCGTGGAAGTACGTGAAACACAGAGCAACATGGCTTTTAGAGAAGGCCATAGAGAATGGAAAGAGGATTTATTTGCATGACCCCTGAGTATGATATTGCAATGTTGTTGGCCACACGAGGCCGTACTGACAGCCTAGGTCGCAGTGTTCGCAGCCTGATCAAACTGGCCAATCATCCAGACCGACTACAGTTGATGTTTGCGTTTGACCATGATGATGTAGCAGGCACTGAGTATTTCAAGACTGAACTACAGCCGTGGCTGGACGAACAAGAACTCAGTTATACCGCCATGCAGTTTGAACGCCAGGGGTATCATAGACTGCACATTTACAACAACAAATTAGCCGAACAAACTGATGCTCGTTGGCTGATGATATGGAACGATGATGCTGTGATGGAGACCCAAGGGTGGGACACAGAGATCATGAGTCACGAAGGCGAATTCAAACTCTTGGCTTTTCACACTCACTTGGATCATCCCTACAGCATATTTCCTATCCTGCCACGCCGGTGGTATGAGTTGCTGGGCTACATCTCACCACACTCAGTACAAGATGGCTGGCTGAGCCAGCAGGCCTACATGCTGGACATCTGGGAACGTATACCTGTGTGGGTGCTGCATGATCGTGCAGATATCACAGGCAACAACAATGATGACACATTCCGTGAACGTGCATCATTGGAAGGGCGACCATTTGACGAAGCAGATTTCCACAGTCGAACACAAATTGATTTGCGACACCAAGACTGCGCCAAATTAGCCACGTACATGAAAAGCAACGGTATAAGCACCGAATTCTTTGAAAACATTTTCAAAGGCACACAAGACCCTTGGGAAAAATTAGCCCGGAATGATGTTAACAAGCAAATGGTACAGTTTGACAATCCGCACAAGCACTTTGCCAAATGATTAAATACTAAATGACACACAAATTAGCCTTTGTTCAGCCCAACTTTCAACAAGGGCCAAAAGAATTCAATGCATATTACTTGCCATACTCAGCAGGTGTGGTATGGAGTTACAGCCTAGCAGATCCTCGTATTCGCGACAATTTCGAAGTAACAGATTGGATCTGGCGCAGAGATGCAGTAGAGCCACTGGCACAACGCTTGGCCAAGAACGAAATTGTAACCTTCAGCACTTATGTGTGGAATCATCGTTACAATTATGCTCTGGCTCGACGTATCAAAGAAATCAATCCTAACGTGTTGACTATATTTGGCGGTCCTGAAGTTGCTATAACTGATCCTGACCTGTTCCGTAAAGAACCGTTTATGGATCTTGTGATCTGTTACGAGGGCGAAATTACTTTCAAGCGTGTGTTAGAACATTTTGAAACTCAAGACTGGGAGACAGTACCTGGCTTGCTGATCAACAGAAATGGCGAAGCAGTAAAAACACAAGATGCCGAGCGTATTGAAAGTTTGGAACAAGTACCTAGCCCATACCTGTCAGGTATCTTTGACAAAATGATTGCTGAATACCCTGACGTTACCTGGCAAGGCACCTTGGAAACCAATCGTGGTTGTCCTTATGCTTGTACATTCTGTGATTGGGGCAGTTTAACATACAACAAAGTCAAGAAGTTTGAACTGCAACGTGTGTTTGATGAGCTAGAATGGATGGCCAAGCACAACTTTGACTGGATCAGTATTACTGATGCCAACTTTGGCATGTATCCTGAACGTGATGGCATGATCGCCGACAAGATCATTGAAATGCAAGAACGATATGGTTCACCCCGAACATTCAGTGTGGCCTGGGCCAAGAATCAAAAGAAAGAAGTCATTGACATTGTGAAGAAACTGCTGGATGCACGTGGCTTCAATCAAGGGCTAACGCTGAGTGTGCAGAGCCTGGATCATGACGTGTTGGAAAACATTCGTCGCAAGAACATGGAAATGAACAAACTCAACGAAGTGTTTGAGCTGTGTGACCAACGCAACATTCCTGCATACACAGAACTGATCCTGGGCCTGCCTGGAGAGACATTAACAACATGGAAGAAAAACTTCTACGCATTATACGACTTAAACCAACACACAGGCATCACCGTGTTCCAAGCACAGTTGTTGGAAAATGCCGAAATGAACTTGTTGCAAAAGAAACTGTTCAAAATTACCAGCCAACCTGTAACAGACTACTTTGCTGGCAGCTACAGTGTGGAACACATTGAAGAAAGCATTGATGTCATAACTGGCACCAAAGACATGCCCACACCTACTATGTTGGACGCACAGATCTTTTCGTGGTTTCAAACCACATTCCACATCAATGGCTTTGCTACTATTGCGGCACGTTTCATTAACAAGTATTTGGGTATCAGTTACAACGACTACTACGAAGACTTGTTTGCCTATGCTATGACCAATCCTTGGTTGATCAAAGAAGAAGCTGAAACACGTCAATACTTTGCTAACTGGATGAATACTGGCAAGATCAATCATCCCAAGATTGGTGTGGAAATACATGGATGGAACATTATACATAGAACAAGTATGAACATGCATCAGGAAGATCGTGTGGATGAACTGTATGATGTGTTAGAAAAGTTTTTACAACGTTACAATTTGCCTGAAGACTTGTTGGCTAGTTTGATGAAACTGCAAAGAAACTACTATATCAAGTACAATGACAGAAATCAGTATCCCATGAATCTTGATGTGGGCTACAACATCTGGGATTACCTGAGTTTCAATCAGCCATTGGAAAAAATTGCCACAACTTATCGACTGGACTTTCCAGAAGACAAGACCATGAGTTTGAATCGATTCCTTGAACTGTTTTATTTTGCAAGACGACGAAACTTTGGCAAGGCCACTGTGGATCGTATTGGTCAAGAGGATGCAAATGTAACACGTCGTGGCGCAGGTGCTGCCAAAGCACAAGGCAGTTTCTCAGTGAAGAAAAAACAACTGGTGGCGTAATGTCAAGACTGTTTACTTTTGGGTGCAGTTTTACCAACTACCGTTGGAGCACCTGGGCAGACTGTCTTGCTCCAGAGTTTGATGAATTTCAAAACTGGGGACAAAGTGGCGGGGGCAATCACTACATTTTTAATTCAGTAATGGAAGCAGATCAACGATACAAATTTGGTGCCGGTGACACTGTGATAGTTTGTTGGTCGTCATTTTTTAGAGATGATAGGTATGTCAATGGACGATGGCACACGTTAGGCAACATGTTTACCTGCCCAATTTACAATGAAGAATATTTAAAAACACATGTTGACGACCGCGGGTATGTGATCCGAGATTTTGCTTTAATAACAGGAGCAAAGACATTGCTTGAAAATCGACCAGGGTTGATCTGGCGTTTTCTTAGCATGATCGATTTGCAAGCAGGACCTAAATGCGAAATCAATCCTGGAGAACCACGAGATGTAATGCAGGTTTACACAGATGTCTTAGATAGTATTTTACCTAGTTATCAAGAAGTATTATATTCAAAGGGCTGGAAGACTGGAGAAGATCAACATCCTAGTCCTGCAGAGCATTTGGCCTATTTGGATGCAGTATTACCAGGCTGGGTGACAAAACAAGAAACTCGTGTTAAAATGCATGAAGAAAGTATCAATCTAAATAAAGATCCAAGACGCTCGGGCATGGCTCGAGTCAATCGACTATAGGAAACACATGAAACTCAAAGTATCAGAATTATTTTATTCAGCACAAGGCGAAGGACGCTATGTTGGCGTGCCTAGTATCTTCTTGCGCATGTTTGGTTGTAACTTTACCTGCTCAGGGTTTGGCTGCAAACCTGGAGAAAAAAGCACAGAAGCAGACGAAGTGGCCAAGACTGTGGAACTATACAAAACATTTGAAGAACTGCCATTGGTGAACACAGGCTGCGACAGTTATGCGTCATGGCATCCAGACTTCAAACACTTGAGTCCCACATATACCGTGGAAGAACTTGTAGACAAAATGACAGCATTGTTGCCCAATGGCAACTGGTTGCAACCCAATGGCAACCCTGTGCATTTGGTGATCACAGGTGGTGAGCCATTGCTGGGTTGGCAACGTGCTTATCCAGAATTGTTGGATGTATTGGCCGAACGTGGACTACGACACATCACATTTGAAACTAATGGTACTCAAGATTTGAGCAAAGAGTTCAAAGACTATTTGCGCAACTGGTTTGGTGAGATCACATTCAGTGTCAGTCCCAAACTAAGTGTATCAGGAGAGTCATGGACGGATGCCATCAAACCTGATGTGGTCTGGGACTACGAAACATATGGTGTAACATATCTCAAGTTTGTGGTAGAAAAAATTGCGGACTTTGACGAATTAGATCGTGCTGTAGATGAATATCGCCTGCGTGAGTTTGGTGGTCCTGTGTTTGTCATGCCCGTGGGCGGTGTTGTTAGTGTATATGATGGCAATAGGATCAACGTTGCTGACGAAGCACTCAAACGTGGTTACTGGTATAGTCCACGATTACACGTTGACCTTTGGGGCAACGGGTGGGGCAAATAATGGGATTCTTTGATAGATTCAAGAAAAAGCCAGAACCTAAACCCAAAGAGGAAAAGGTTATTCGTGTGCCCAAGGCACCTGAGAAAACGGCCAAAGAACTTGCCACTGAAAAAGGCGAACCTTATGTGGCTATTCTTGCCATGGACATTGATCCCAACAACTTGCATCAAGGTGCATTTGAACTAGACTGGAATGAGATATTCATTGCTAGACTGGTCAAAGCCGGCTATATGATGAAACCCACTGACGCAGACTCAGACATTGTGGATCGTTGGTTCCAAAATGTCTGCAGACATGTTGTGATGGAAACATGGGAACAAGAACAAGCCATTCGTAACTCTGGCACCCAATATGTTCGCACCAGAGACATTGGCGACGGACGTAGTGAGATTAGTTAAATGATATTCAATCACATCAAAGAACTCAAAGCCCAGGGTAAAAAGATCGGCATCACATTCAGCACATTTGATATGCTACACGCAGGTCATATTGCCATGCTGAGCGAGGCTAAAAATCATTGCGACTATTTGATTTGTGGCTTGCAAACTGACCCTACTATTGACAGACCTGAAACCAAAAACTCGCCAATACAAAGCATTGTGGAACGGCAGATTCAACTTGCGGCTTGTCGTTATGTGGATGAAGTTGTTGTGTATCAAACTGAACAAGACTTGGTGGACCTGTTGTTGATCCTGCCCTTGGATGTTCGTATACTGGGGGTAGAATACGAAGAGAAGAATTTCTCCGGCAGGGACGAATGCTATGATCGTGGCATTGAAATTGTGTTCAATGGTCGTGATCACTCATTCTCCAGCAGCAGCCTGCGCAGACGTGTGGTAGCAGCGGAGAGTCACAAAATACTGTCTACTCCATGATATTGTATGTGAACGGTTGCAGCCACACAGCAGCCGCTGAAGCAGTTATTCCTGCTGCGTTTTCTGTGGATGATGGACGTGCAGGAATAGATCGCCGCCCACATCCTGTAAACTTGGCTGCCAGTTGGTGTACGCATTTGGCACATGATCTTGGCATGGTTTTGCATTGCGATGCAGAGTCAGCCAGCAGTAATGATCGCATCATCAGAACCACTAAAGAATGGATTGCTAATAATTCTGACAAATTAGGCAACACATTCATGGCCATACAGTGGACCACTTGGGAACGTGAAGAGTGGTTGCACAACGGCACATGGTATCAGGTCAATGCATCTGGCGCGGATTGGGTTCCAGCAACATTACAACAACGATACCGACAGTTTGTGATTGACGTAGATTGGACAATCAAAACTCAGGAATGTCATGAAAAGATTTGGACATTGCACACCGAATTGCAAAGTTTGAACATTCCTCACTTGTTTTACAATGGACATAGTACGTTCAGTGATGTCCAAAATCAATATAATTGGGGAGACAATTATATTACACCTTACAACAAACAAGGTTCTTACAATGCCATTTTACAACAAAACGGGCATGTGCCCACAAAATGGTACCATTTTGATGCCAAAGGCCATTGCTTTTGGGCCAAGTATGTGTTACAATACATCAAACAACACAACTTGGTAATCACACATGCGCTATCTACTAATTGACACTAGCAATATGTTTTTCCGTGCGCGGCATCAAGCACATCGTGCCGCTGACACATGGACCAAATTGGGTTTTGCACTGCATCTCACGCTGATGAGCGCAAACAAAGTAGCACGTGATTTAGGTGCTGATCACGTGGTATTCGCACTGGAAGGTAGATCTTGGCGCAAGGATCACTACCGACCCTATAAAGCCAATCGTGCTGTGGCACGTGGGCAAATGAGCGAGTCAGAAGCAGAAGAAGACAAACTGTTTTGGGAAACGTATGATGAGCTGACTAAATACTTGTCTACACGAACCAACTGTAGTGTTGTTCGCTGTGCCACAGCAGAAGCAGACGATATCATTGCACGTTGGATTGCATTACACCCCCAAGACGAGCACGTTATTGTTAGTTCAGATTCTGACTTTGTGCAGTTGATTGCACCTAATGTAAAATTGTACAATGGTATCAACGATCACTTGTTCAGTGTTGCTGGTGTTACAGACGCAAAAGGCAAAAACTTGGCATTTACTATTGAGAGCAACTCTAAGATCAAGGTTGGCAAACCTGATGCCAACTTTGTGCCACCTGTGGACTACCAACAATGGGTGTTGTTCCTGAAGTGCATGCGTGGTGATCCCGGCGACAATGTGTTCTCAGCATATCCAGGTGTGCGGGTCAAGGGCACAAAGAATCAAGTGGGACTCACAGAAGCATTTGAAGATCGTGATCGGCGTGGTTATGCTTGGAACAACATGATGTTGCAACGTTGGATAGATCATGAACAAACGGAACGCAAGGTGCTGGAAGATTATGAACGTAATCGTACCTTGATTGATCTTACTGCACAACCCGATGCAATCAAAGCTGTTGTAGATGAAGCCATACGTGAGCAGATTAGCCACAAGGACGTGGGCATGGTAGGTGCGCACTTTTTACGATTTTGTGGCAAATACGAACTTACCAAACTCAGCGACTATGCAGATGCCATTGGTCGCTGGTTGAACGAAACATACAAAGGAGTGTTGGATGATCGAAGCAAAACCCATAGTGGATAAAAAGTATTGGATCTTGAAACAAGACAATCGCAAGGTTGGTGTAGTAGAAGCTGAAGGTGATGGCTACACTGTGCGTATCAACGACCAAGTGGGCAAATTCAAGACCATTCCCATGGTACGCAAAAAAGTAGACATTGAGTTTGTGCCACCTGAAAAGACCACAAAGCCGGCACCAGATCAAGTGCATGGATTTGAAACAGGATGCAGAGCATTCAACCCCATGTGGGATGTCAAACATCGACTACCATTGTTCACAAAAGAACGCAAATCAAAGTCATGGTATGCCGCAGGCTGGTATGCTGTGAAACAACATCGAGCATGGAAGTTATTGCGCAACCCCAAGCTGATTGTGTTAGAACGTTATCAATATCAAGGTCCATTTCATACCCAGGAGGCAGCACGTGACAAATCCCTTTCGTGACCAAGAAAAATTCATGCGAGCATGCGACCAGTCAGTGGATGCAATGAATGAATCTCAATACGACATGTACAAAAATTTGATTGAAGAAGAATTCCGTGAACTGCAAGAAGCACACGACATGGAAGCAGAACTGGATGCACTAATCGACATTCTAGTTGTCACCATAGGTGCTATTCATTCAGCAGGCTTTGATGCAGAAGGTGCATGGAAAGAAGTCATGAGCACTAACTTTGCTAAGATTGACAGAGAAACAGGCAAGGTGCGCAAGCGTGAAGATGGCAAGGTGTTGAAACCTGTGGGCTGGACTGCACCCAACATGGTGCCATTCTTGACAAAATGAGTCTACACATACATCGGTTTGTGGATTCGGTCAAAGCACACGAAGCACGTGGGCAAAAAGACTTCACCATGCCCATGCGTGATGCCAAAGACTTACATGCAGACATCACTAAACTGTTGATTACATTGGAACAAATACGAACTCAACAAGCACGTGGTGCAGAAGTAGTAGAAGTGCAGATTACTGGAGGTAGTTTTAAATCTGCATAGTTATTGGCATAAATAAACATGGAGTTTAATATGTCAAGACCAAAGCCAACAGTGCTGATCGAGCACACCAACAAACAAACCTACAAGACAGAACAAGTACTGGCTAGCGAAGGTGTGTGGGCTGTATTTTTTGACTCAAAGCCTATCAATCTAAAGACCAGCAACTTGCTTACACAGTTTCCTGGTCCCAAGTACAAAAAAGTATCATTTTCCAACCCCGGACATGCTATCAACTTGGCTCGCAAACTCAACACACAATTCAAGACAGACAAGTTCTCAGTTGTGCTGTTAACGCAAGGGGATAAGATCTATCCCAATGCTCAATAAACTCTCACTCACTCAAGAACTCATAACACGTTATCCCAATGCTCCTTTGTTGGACGAGGCCATGATAACATGGTGGCAGAACATTAGAGATGATGGTGGGTTAAGACTCACATACGAAGGCTTCTATGTGTTTGAGAACTTGTTAGAACTCAGCAGTTATTCATTTGAATTGCCAGAAAAACTTCTAACTCCTAAGAATTTAATTGCATTGGATCGTCGCATGACTTGCCCATACTACATGGTCAACAATCGCAAACTCAACAAACTGGTGATGTTTGGTAGCAAAGAAGCCATGATGGCAGTGTTGCATGGCGACATGCAAAGATTTATCACAAGTTTAAGTTATTGATATCACGCTGGAATCGCATTTCCATCATGTTGGGGTAGTCGTCTAGTAAAAATTCACGTTGAGCACGTAGTCTTTCACAGTATGGTGCTAAGTCTATGCGTCCCTGTATCAAGTCTTGATTTAGTAGTATAGCTTGTTCAGCACGAATATCATTGGGCATGCTGTCATAACTTGTATCCACCAAGTCTGTGAACATATCAAACCCCAGTTCTTCACAGTGCTTGACAATGCCCTGATGCCCAATTAGGATAGGTATTTGTTCAGCAGCCATGGCCAACAAAGTTTTCTCTGATATGATTCCTGGTGTAGTGGCATATTCTGTTTCGGTCACAATGTTCACGGCACAATCACCATACACATACGCCAAGTTGATAAAGTTGTCAACATTGTTGTAGGTGTATTGGGTGTAGTCGTAGTTGGGCAAGCGTATGCGATTGTGATGACTCAACACACCACCCGACCAGCCTTGTAACATTTGCACAACTCTGTTTCTGTGATCACACATGCGTCCATTCAAACACTGCCATGCTTGTGTTCGAGGTTGACCAACAATGTGTTGCCATTCCGGCCAACGTTGATACAACTGATTCACAAGATCATAGTTGTGATTGCTGAATTCAACCAGTCGAACAGGACCTGAGTATACTTGATCTAGCCCGTGATTCCAGTACGTTACAATCACACGATCAGCACGAGATCCATAACGCTGTTCAACTTGTTCGAGTTCCAGCACACGGCCATTACGCATGTTTATCAAGTCCTGAAAATGCAACAACAAGATGTCTGTGTCAAAATCAGGCAAGCGCAAATTCCAACCTGTGTGTGGCAAGCGGGCACTTTCAAAGCAGTGGTAAACAGGGGTAAATGACACGTCTTTATTGGTCAACGATTGGGCAAATAAAACACTGTAATCCATAGCGTATTTACAACAGTCAAAAGGTAGTACTTTTGTAGTACTACTTTTCGGTTGACCGAATATGCTCGAAATGCTATAATACACACATGATAAGAAAGAAACGTACTGATCGAACCCACATTGTGTACATGATCCAAATTGGATTGGAGTACTACATTGGTATTACCGCTAAAACTCAGCGCACAATAAACATGTCTATTCGTAGCCGTGTAAACAAGCACATCTATCGCGCCCGCACAGAAGACAAAAGCTGGAACCTGTACGAAGCAATTCGTGCCGCAGGCGAAGCCGCTGTAAACTATGCGATCGTGGACACGGTGCGTGGCAAAGATGTTGCACACAAGTTAGAGCGTGAGTTAATACGAATGTATACCCCCGCTTTGAACACTGACGTCCGCGTCAAGCAAAACGGTTGACCAATAATCGCCGTTTTGCTATAATATACACATACAACGCAACAAGGAGTCAGCAATGGAACAGTTCAAAAGTTGGGAAGAAATGACTGCTCTCGAGCAAGCCCAATGCACTTATTGGGACATGTACAAGGACGCTTATGGTTATCGTCCCCGCGGTGTTGACACCAGCACTTGGACCCTTGCGGACTTTGAACAGGAGTTTGCAAGTCTTGGTTCTGTTATCGAACGTGAAGAGGCTGACCGCAAGACAGCCGAAGCTGAAGCGATTGTGAAGTTTGAAGATCGTGTGACCAGTCTCATGCACACTGGCGCTGACCGTGAACGTGTGATTACCTGGTTAATGGATGCTGAACACGCCAATGGCGACGCCGACTATTTTTGTTTCACTCAGGGCTTGCCCTATGGTTATTTTAGAAAGGCAGCATAATGACTAAAGTTGTGATCAATACATGCTACGGTGACTTTGGCATCAGTGCCGCGGCTAAAAGTAAATACCGAGAACTGTCTGGAGTTTTAGATCCCGATCTTCACAGCCACGATATTCCAAGAGACGATGAGCACTTGATTGCTGTGGTTGAGCTCATGGGCACCGAGGCCAACACCAGATTTTCTAAGTTGAAGATTGTGGAGATTCCCGATGATGTCAACTGGTACGTTGAGGAATATGATGGTCAGGAATGGGTGGCCGAACGTCACCGGACTTGGGAGTAAATATGACAATGCCCGCAGGAAAATACTACATTGGTGACTTGTGCTACGTCATGACTGATGACGAGTGGAAAGAGTTTTGTGCAATCACCATCCAAGGCCACAAGTGCATCGATGGTGAGTTTGCACTGCCCGATGGACGCAGATTTGCCACCTACGGCACTGCATACGGCGACGGGGAATACTATGATCAATACGGTCATACATATTCAGTAGATGCTGGCTTGATTGGTTGCATACGTGTGGAAGATATCCGTGCAAACAAGTACGACAATCTATTAGACTTAGGTGCCATCCTGGAATTCACCGAGCCGTTTAACACTGGCTCACAAGGCGGTCAACTTGAGTTTGGCCATGTGATAATCGAGACTGACCCTGCTTATGATGAGGAGTATGAATAATGTGGTCCTTGGTACTGTTTACTGTGGTTCCTTTTCAACCATTAGAGACTGTGGGTGAGGTTGGCATCTACACTGCATTCAATCAGTGTG